TTTCGCGCAGACCTTGTGGCATCTTCTCTTAAAAAAGCAAATCTGGCGTCTGGAACTCCGACTATGGTACTTCTACAGTTTAAGTGTAGTGGCGGTCTTGGTCCTTTTCTTACTGGATTTTCTTGAAAAACTTGACCATCTAAAGCTCTACACTGAGAAGAAGTCCTGCCGTCTAGTACACTAACCCATTTTATTTTCTTCACTATATCTGCGTTTTCTGCCCAAACTTGCTCTCTAGCTTGCGATGATGCGTGTTGCAACGCTGTTCTTGTAATAGCTTTAGCACTACGATTCATTTCCCCAACAATGCCGTCTTTAAATTTAGCAGCTCTTGTGCCTCGAATTGTTTGCAAGATTTGATTAGTTGTTTGCCCTTCGTAGTAGCCTGACATAATCGCCCCTGCTACTTTGTCTAAAGTCTTTTTAGACATATCTTTTACAAAAGGTTCTAGCAACTGCCCATTTCCAAACCCAAGCATGGTTAATGGGTTATTCAGAACAGCCACAGCAATAGCCGCCGTTGCGGGTACTACATACTCAGCAGCAGATACTTGTTTTAAAGAGCGCAGTTCAAAACCTGCCTCGTAGTCAGCCAATTCTAGAGATTGCTTTGCTACAGTCTTAGAGAATTCTTGCGCTAATATATCCATGTCTGAGCGTACAGAAAGCAGCAACTGGCTAAGCCTGTCTCTAGAAAACTCGGTTAGGTTTTTATTAGCCAAACGAGCGCTAACAGATTGGTCAATCTTCTTTAGAAAACTTCCAACCTTGTTAGCTTCGCCTGTCTTTAGCCTTTCGAGATAGACTTGATGACGAGTCGCTATGTTTATTAGCTCCTCTGGTGCTGTAGCCATTAGTCTTCCTCTAGGTCAACCATGGTTTCTTGGATACCGATTTCTTCTTGGTAATCTTCAAACTCTTTTTCGGCATGGATTAGACCGTGCTTTTTCTGCCAAGCGAATAGGTCACTAATCGGCAGAACACCTTGCAAGAATGAAGCAACGACTGCGTTAAGCATTTGCGCATCTGCTTTCGGGTCAATGAAGTCTTGGCTAATGTCGTATTTACAGTAGGTATTATCACGAACACCCATAAACTGTGCCGCCATTTTAAGCGCGTCATAGTAGGCTTCGGAAACATTGTTAGCAATTAAAGACAGAACTGAGTGCTGCGTCATTAGCTCGCCGTCAATCTGTGTCGCAGTTTTAGCCGCACCGCCCGACTGCATGAACATAGCACCCAAGCCAATCATTAGCTCAACTTTGTCCATCATAGCTTCACGCGCAAGCATATTAGGGCTCGCCTGAGCAAAACCGAATGTCTCGCCAGATGGAACGCCAATCAATCTACCTGAGCCGATATACATATTGTTTGACTGCATTAGCTCAATGGTTTCTTGGTTTAGCCCAGACATCCAAGGCTGAACCTGCCCGACTGTAAATACTGAGTCTTCGTAGATAGCTGAGTTATTGTAGTGACCTAAGTTTATCTTAGCCAAATCGTACATCGGCGGGTGGTCAACACTGGTAGTGTTCATTTCTGAGCCAACGAAAACAAACGGCAGATAGTCTAAAGTATTACCGAATCCATCGCGTGGGATAGTCTCGCTGTAAACGTAGTATTCATTGTGGTCATTCCTGCGCCACTCTCTCTGAACATATACGCCTTCTTCAAGCGCCAGTTCTATCCAGATTTCTTTTATCTCAAACTCGTAGCCGTCAGACTTTGGCTCGCTAACCGTAGAGGTTAATACGACAAGCGTAGGCATAACTTTTGAGCCGACTCGTTCTGTCTGCCAGTTAATAATCTGTCGGCAATCAAAGCGTGTGATAGTAGCGAAGATGTTTCCATTAAGAATATCAGCGCGTGATACTTCACCGTCTGTAGTCGGGAAATCTACCAATAAACCAGAACGACCAACACGGATAACGTCACGCATTACTTCCTGAGATTGTTGGTAGATAGATGCACCTGCGCCGTTTATATCCGTAGATACATACTCAAGCTCTTCAGGGACTTCTAGTGTTGGTGGTTTGGTAAACGATTTACCTACGAACCCACGACTTGTATATCCTGCGACTGCGGCGAATACACTGCGCTTGAAGAACTGCGAATTGCGCTCTACATTCTCAACGGATACGTCTTTAGGGTTTAGCTGAACCAAATATTTTTTGAGGTTAGTGGAATCGCAAATATCATTTACCAATTCCCACTTGTCTACATTGTCCCGATACTTCGGGTTCTTGAAGTCTATGCTCATCGTGCCATACCTATATCTGTGACCACGACAGGTCTGCTCAGCGACCATTTGCGGTTGATAAAATAACCTGCCGCGTCAACCCAGTCGTCTATAGCAGGATGTTCACTGAACTTTTCGGGCTGTCCTTTTACATAACCTTGCGATTCTAAAGCGTCAGTTAAGTTTGGACAGTTATCCGTATTCACTAGCCATCGGTCGTGCGATAGCAATCCGTTTACTGCGTTTATACGGTCTCTAACCATAGGATTCGCATTCGGACAGTCTACAGCGTAACCGTGCTGCCGTATTATATCAATATCTGACCCAGTTGCGTTAGTGCTACCAGACTTTCCACTAGCGTCAGGGTATACGGTTATTTTCCTACCTTGCTGCTCATATTTAGATAAACGCGCACAGAAATCTCTAGTGTCATGGCTAACAAACTCATCAACCGTAATCGGGTCTTTCCCATCTATAACGCTAACTATCGCGCAGCATCCACCAATATTGAAATCAACTCCGACATGGAGAAATTTGTCAGCGTCAGTAATCATGCGGTCTGTGTGGTGTTTTTCCCTAGCAAAGAAATGGTAAACCTTGTTAGCAGATAAACTTACAAACTCGCCTTTTAGAAATAAGTCGGCTAAAACTGGGTCATAGTTATCCCTTATCTGTTGGATATAACCGTCAGGCAAAAAAGGATTAGATGCTGTAGGCGAATTTATAACCTCGTAGCCATCTTGCAATGACTTTACCCACTTTTGATATACGAACCCGCTGTAGCCTTGGTCTGGTGTAGTAACGCAGCCGATTGTATTACCCGCAGGATGCTTGCACTTTTGCCGATTACGTTCACTTATCTTTCGCCACACTAGCGCAGCTTTATCTTTAGGCAGAGTGTCTAGCTCATCTACAATGCTGTGCGCTACTTCATAGGCAACGATTCTTTCTGGTCGGTCATAACTACGCAGGATAATCATACCGTAGCCGTGAATCTGCACTGTGTACTCAGAGCGGTTAGTTTTAAACGGCAGTCCTAACTTTTCTAATTCTTCTTCAAGTCCAGACAATGCGCGTAACCTAAGCAAATCATAGGTCGGCATATAATACGCGCCGTTGATAGTAGGGTCTTGAACCATCAGGCAGATAAGCCTAGATATTCCCGCTACTGTCTTTCCGCTACCAAGCCCACCGACTAGCGCAGGGTACTTAGCTTCGGAGCAAAGAAACTCTTCTTGTGGTTCAGTCAGGCTTAGTTGCACGAATAATCTGTATTTTATTAATTGATTCGGCAGTTATGTTTGTTGTGTCTTGCTCTTTCCAACCCGCTTGAGTCTTGAGATAGAAAATAGCGGCAGTTGTGTTGCCATTCTGCGCTTGGTTAACAAGATTACTAGCCACACTTGCTATAGCTCTACCTCTACCTTTTTTATAGGCATCAGAAACCTCAGGCTGACGCTCTTCTACAGCGCGAAATGTAGTCTCCGATATACCTAAGTAATCAGATAGCTGTGATTTTGTTAATACTGCGGCGAGTTTCTCTACCAAGTTAATTTGGTCTTGGTCGAATTCTGTAGCGGGTCTTCCACCGCCGTCACCTTGATTACCCACTTTCATTGACTATCCTTATTGCTTTCAAAAGCATTCTCAAAAAATAAAACAATATCTTTTTCAAGATTTAATCTTTGATTTATAGCGTCAATCTTCCACTTCATTTGCAGACTCATCAATTTTTCATAGTTATCAGCAGAATAATTGTTTAAATCTTCATTACAAGAAACAATAAAAGGCTCATATCCAACAAGACCTGCCTTTTTTATATTTGGCAAACAGTTTATGTCAAACAGAGTTACTACATTGCTTCCAATGTTTTCGTAGAATCTATTGGATAAATTATTAAATCTTGTATGAGTTGAAACATCCTCAATATATAAGCTAAACCTAAAGAGACTCAAATCCCCTCTGCTAATGTCCAATTCTTTGATTAAGGGCGAAGTGCTGCCATCTTTTTTAAATTCAATAGAGTTTTTATTCTTACAAGAAAGATAAATATTCTTTTTTAAATATATACCATGATATTTTTTCCTATCTGGTCTATGAGTTCCAAAGTAAATATGGTCATACTTTTTTTCTTTAACAGTCTGAAACTCATTGAAAAGTATAAGATTTAAATTTTTTGTTACCTTGTTTTTAACAGATTTGAATTTATTAATAAAATCATAATTAGCTAAAATATACGATGGTTTTTCCTTTAATTGATTATTAAAAAAAGAGTTTGGAGCTACATCGTATTCGTTGGCAATCCATATATAAGGCGAATTATTGTTAGCAAACAATGCTTTTAATTTTTTATGAGGTCTAAAAAAAGCAGAACCGTAATGTGATATTAGAAGGTCATACTTAACGCTAGGATTGATTCTTTCTTGAGTATTAGAATAGAAAACATCAACTTTATGTCCTTTATCTTCTAAGACTTTATTAATCCATATAGCGTTTTTTATGTAAGCAGATATGGTATTTCCCGTAGGATGTGGTATCTGACAAAAAATTCTCATCTTTTAACCATTAGTTTTTCAAATTCTTTATAGGCAATTTCGGTTTTCTCTGAACGCAAAAAGCCCTGAAGTTGCTCCATTTCCTCAATAGTTTCGCATTTAATCAAAAAGTTTTGATTTTCTTTATATGTTTCCTCTGTGATATCTATATCAAGGTCATCATCACTGTTAAGCATATAGGCTAATTCATCAACATTAAAACCTATCAAACTTATATCAAAATCTAGCATTTGCAGGGTTTCTATCTCCTGCTTTAGCATCTCTTCGTCCCATGCAGCATTTAGTGCTAGTTTGTTATCAGCAATAACGTATGCCTGACGTTGCTCGTCTGTAAGACCAGTTAATCGAATAGATGGAACTTTACTAAGCGAAAGAAAGTCTGCTGCTAGCAGTCTGCCATGACCTGCTATCACCGTGTTCTGTTCGTCAATAAGAATAGGATTGGTAAAGCCGAATTCGCTAATAGAGACAGCGATTTGCTTTATTTGCGACTCAGAGTGAGTGCGTGAATTGTTGATATACGGTATCAAGTCGTCCGTAGCGACATATTCAATCTTTAACACATTCACCCCCAGTGATTGCTTTTAGCCTCAAGCTAGGGGTGAATGGTAACACTTTTTTTAAAAAACGCTAGCCCATGGAATAAACTGCGTATGTAGACTTAGCATTGGTCACAATATCTGTTTTTATCGCGTAGCCTTTGGCGCGCAAATTATAAACAATAGCCGCTAGTCGCGTGATGTTGTACTTGCTGAAGGCTTGCATTGAGCTAATTTTCTTATAGCGTTTGATATGGTTTAAGACTTTAATTTCCTGACTCATACGTTTCTCCTAGTTGGGGTCGCTGTTAATTTTTAATACCGCCCCTTGATTAATAAAAAATATGCCTACCTATCTTGCGTCTAACATCCAAGCCTTCCGACCAGTACGGCTTAACATCGTCACGATGGTAGAACACAGCGCCACCAGTAACATCAACTAAGGTTGTCTCAGCGTGGATAGCGATTGATAGTGCCAAGGTATAAGCCTCGTCATCGTCAATCGTTTCTGGCTTGCCATCGCACCAGTATGAAAAGTGGCATTGATGGCGAATAGGGTGACCTGCCCAATACTTAGCTTGCTTTGTAACTTCGCAGGGAGTGTTGGGGTAGTCAGGGGAGTGGACTCTATTGATTATCGTATTGGCTACGGCTACCTGCCCCTCTAAAGACTCTGA